GCCGCCCATGCCTTCGGGGCCGGGCAGATTGCCCGACATCTTGGCTAAGTGGTCATCCACGCCGGCCATAATGTCATGGGGCATCATATCCCCCAAGTCGTCCAGTCCTGCGTCAAGGGCTGCGTCATAGTCGTTCGGTTCGTCGATCATACTAACTCTCCGCCGGTAATGGGGCTGCTGCAGGCGGGGCAGTCATCCCGGCTTGATTGGCTTGTTGTGCCTGCGTGGTGTAAACCGTTTTGGCGACCTCGGCATGCGACTTGGCTTGCTGGAGCCCGACGCGGATTTTTGCGTCGATAGTTTTGGTGTCCATTTTTGACGCCGCGCTCAACTGGGCGAGTGACTCACGCAGCGCGTTGGTTTCGCGGTTCTGCTGGACGTCGGCTTCGATACCGGACATAGCGACTTCCACCATTTGCGTAGACGCTACGGCTTTCGCTTGGTTGAGCTGGGCGGATGACTGTAGTTCGGTGATCTTTGCTGCCATTTCTTCCAGCACCAGCGTGATACGTTTCATTTCCGCGTCGGCCTGGAACTGTTCCATCTGCTGCTGTTGCGGCGATACCGGGCCACGGCCGAGGTCGCTTGCCACTTCCAGTGAAACCACGTCGCGGTCGGCAAGGCTGGACAGTTTGACCAACCGTTCTGGACGGATAGCCACGCCTTTTTCCATCAGCGCCATCGCTTCAATCAGCTGGTTTTCACGGTAGGTATCGCGGGCAGGGATCATGGTGATCGTTGCCTTGTACTCACCTTTGGTCACGTCGTTGATGATGTCGCCAGCGGCGTTGATCTGGTTGATCACGACCTCCTCGGCTTCGTCCTTGTCCACCGTGGCAAATACCACGCGCTCTTGGGAGAAGAAGTCCTGCACCAACTCCAGTGTTTTCTCGACCACCATCTCGCGGGTGCGCGCCAGATTCTCCATGACCACCTGGGTCTGGAGATTCGAGCGGTCGCGGAGGAACTCCATCGTCTCGCCGTTGATGCCTTTCTGCGGCTCACGCCCCAGCGTTCCCGGCGGATTCAGCCCGGAAATCTGGAGGATATTCATCTGCGCTTTCTGTTCAGCGCGATCCAGTGCCGCCGGCACCTGGTTTGGCTGGATCTTTTTCGGCTCGCCCTTCGCCGCGTTGAACTCGTAAGCAAACCCGGACGCCGACCCATGGGCTTTGAAATCGTCCACGGTCATGCCGTTCGCCAGCGATCCTTTCGGGATTGCCCAGCCACTGTTCGCTGTTGTGTTGATAACGTGCAGTTCCTGCGACGCGATCTTGTTCAACTGCTCCTGTGGGCTCATGAGGTTATCCACCACACCCATCGGGTTACCCCGGCGGAAGTACGGGAAGTACGGGCGTTTGGTGAATGTGCGGTACGGTGACCACATATCCCGTAGGACAACATCGCCGCAGGTTACTGTCCAGCGGATACGACGCCCATGGCGTACGTCAACTGACAACTGGTGCGCAGCAGCGAAGGCTTCAATGTAGTCATCCTGCCAGTGGTCTGGCACCTGACGTGCGTCACCAGAACGCGGGTCAATCAGGTAGCGCAGTGTGGCACGGACGTAGTATTCACGTTCCAGTACACGGTACAGGCGGCGGGTATCCTTGCCAGATTCCTCGCCTGCAGTGGCATTCATGTAGTAGCTGTTTGCGCCGCCGAATGAAGACGGGGCGAACGCCAGCATGTCCATGCCGGATGCACCGTCGTCGTGTGTGCCACCCAGTGCGCGGAGGATACCTTCCTGTTCTTCCGTCAGGCCGTAGTCCAGCGCGATATCGTTCAGTGATGACCACCACGTGCGGCCAATAAAGCCCCATGTGGTCGGGTCATATTTCTGCCCATCGGGGTCAATGATGATCTCGCGGGGGTCCATCGCACGGATCTTCACGTCACCCATGACGTTGTTTGCCGCGTCGATCCGTATATCGAACCAGCCGCGGCGCAGGATCAGGCCATCTTCAAAGACGTCACGCTCCTCGTTCTGGTACCGGTTACGCAGGGCGATGTCCATCCACAACTTGGATATGGCCGCTGCTGTACCTTCAGTACCCCCACGGATTGGCTCGAATGCGACATTCGCCTGCTTCGTGGCGTGTTCGCCCACCAGCATATTGACCGTGGACAGGATCATGTTGATCGACAGCGCAGGGCGGCGTTCTGCCTGCAGACGGGCGAGGTCAGCGTCAGCCCACTGTTTACCGAGGTAATACTGCTCGCATTTGTTGACTTCCTCGACATACAGCGCATGCGCGTCGCGCACCCGTGTGTACCACGCGGTCTGGTCCTGCGCGACCTGATACTCGGTGCGGGCGTCAAGTAGTGCATCGGGTGTGGCGTACATCTGCATGGTCTACCTCAAGCGCTCATGGCGGAGCCGGCGTACCCGCCGGGGATCAGGGTGAGTTTGTCTTTCCAGGATTTCTTCGGTTTTACTTTCTTCTCGCTGTAACCGACCATGTCGGTAACCATCTGCCCCAGCCATGCGAGGGCATCGACCTGGTCGTCGTGCGCGCCACCGGCCTGGAACCGCAGGCATTCGTCGATCAGTTCGTGTACCCACGGGGCTTTGTCCGGGTGTGGGAACCACACCTTCCCTTGGCGCATCAGCCCGCGGATTGACTGCGCTCTGGCAGCTTTATCCGCACGACCAGGCGGCAATGGGAGGAGGTGAAGGTCATAGAGATTTTTACTGGCGAGTGCCTTGTCCAGAAACGGGCCGATAGACTTTTCAATCTGTCCAGCTTCAATGCCAACAATGTCAATAATGTTGCGATACTTGATATAGGCATCACAGATATTCTCCATGGTCTCGAAGCTGTCGACCTTCTCCCGCACCCGATCGAGGATGTAGATGTCGTCGTGCTGGTCCACGCCAGCGGTTATCCCAACGGTGTAATCCGACCACGTGTTCGTGGTGACGGCCAGATCCCACGCCTGATACCCGACCAATTTGCTGGAATCCAGCTCGTCAGGGTCGTAATAGCGGAACATCTGGCGCGTGAAATAGTGCCCGACCTCTGGCGTCGGTGACTGTTGGCAGAGGGCGGAGAATTTCCGCTCACCAATAACGCGACGTATCCGCGCCCACGCCGCCTCGTCGTACCGTTCAGGGTGGAGTGCTTCACCCTGTTTTCGGTGGGCTTCATCCTGCGTCGCGATCGCTTCGTAGCTGATAACGTCCCACTGCTCGCCGCCGGCCTTCATGTCAGCGAGCAAACGGCCAGCGAGATCGTCCTCGTGCCAACGGGTCATGATCAACAGGATGCCGCCGCCCGGTGCTAGCCGGCTATAAGCGTCAGCGGTGTACCATTCCCAGTTCGAATCGCGCGTCGGCGCAGAATCTGCGTCTTCCATCGACCGGACAGGATCGTCGATCATCAGGACGTGGGCGCCGCGGCCTGCAATACCAGAGCCAACGCCCGCTGCGAGGTACGCGCCGCCTGCTGTGGTCAGCCATTCTTCCGCTGATTGCGAATCCTGGTCGAGTTTCGTGTCTTCGAAGATCAACTGGTACTCGGCATCACGCAACATCGCCCGATTCCGGCGCGAAAATCCAAGTGACAGGTTCACTGTGTGGGATGCCGCGATGAATTCATGGTGCGGATACTTGCCGAGGTGCCATGACGGGAACCGTCGGCTTGTCAGCTCTGAATTGTGTGTAACAATCAGCCGCGTATCGCCGACAACATAGGTTCCGTTCGGATTCGCGACCTGGATACAGTGCCCTACCTCACCATTCGGGCGATACTCAATACTGCGTATGCCCATCCGCTGTGGCGGCGCAACTTTTATCCGCTGTTTGCGGGGGATGCGTACCGGTATTGGGAGTGTTGCCTGGAAAGCAATAACGTAGACGATTTTTCGCCCGACGATGCCCGACGTGCTGGTTTTTGGCTGGTTAGCTGTGATGTAGGCGCGCATACCCAACGTCGCCAGTAATTTTTCAACGTCACCCACCAGCCGTGGCAGTACCGTGGATATCTTTATCCTTCCTGCGGAATCGACGTGACCATCAGTGTCTATAAGCCCTGCTAATATATCGAGGCGCTGCTCAATACTGGCGGTGAAAAATACCTCCGGGATATGTTTACCACGGTTCAATCCAAGTGCTTTTATCTCGCGCCACAGGCGTCCTGATACGCCAGGCTTTGGCCCGGCAAACGAGGTAGTTACTACTTTCGTCTTCGCATGTGTCCAGCGGTTGCTTATTTCATAGCCGCGCGATGCAATTTCATCGACTGTCTGTGTGTCATCTGCGTGGTGCGTGATATTGGGCGACGATGTGGTGCCGTCGCCCAGCCATGCGCCCAGGGTGTACGCATCCATGGGTAACTCGGCGGGCGGGTGATCCAACGCGCGCGCCTCCGGGAGTTGGAGTACCGCGCGGTTGCTGCTCCATAAGGTGCGTTTCGCCAGCGCAGCGGTGGATTTGACAGACGTGGTAGATACCCCGCGGTCATAGACAACCCAGTCGTGGTTCTCGTGGCAACGGATCTCGGTGCCGTCAGTAGTGGTCAATACCATGTCTGACGGTGTTTTTGCGGAGACCGCGACTACCTCAGTAGACTTCCCATCCGGGGTGAAGACGAAATCACCCTTGCGTAGCTCACCGTGAGTGATTAGTCCGCGCGTTGTCCACACGGGGGTGCTGTCTGCGAGCTGTTTGCCGGAGCGGAAGGGCATGAATATCATCAAGCGCGGCGATTCTTTGCGGGCAACCGCGTCCGAGAACGCTTCCAGCTTGCGTGCGATCTCCTCGTGCACCCAGCCGGCGGTGTAATTCGGGTTAAAACGCTGTACGAAGGGTAGGAAATGACGACGGCATAGCTCACGGGACGCCAATTCCGCGCGTGCTGCACGGATATTGGACGCAGCGGGGATTTGCCCCGCTATTTCGAGCGAAAAACCGTCTGCCAGCGCGTCAAGTTCCGCATCTGGCAGGATAGGTTCGTCATTTCCTATGATCACCCGGCGGTCCGCATCAGACCTTCAGCACAAACTGGCTGAACGGGATCAATGCCCAGCTTGTTGCTACTTCCAGTGTCGCTGTGATCGACACTGTTGACGCGGCAGTCGTATCGACTGTGCCAGCGAAGCTGGTGGAAGCCGATACCTGCACGTTCGTAGCGCCTGCATTCCACACACGGCCAGTGATAGCAGTCTCAGTGGCCGTTGTTACTGTGGTAGTGGACAGCGTGGTAGACCCGATCTTCAATTTCAGGGTCTTGTCGTCGCCGTTGTTGTTATTTTCCAGCTGGGTGGCGTACTCAACCTGGCCGATTTTACCCATGCAGCCCGCAGGAAGCGTGGCGCTGGCGAGGGTGATCTCGGTAATGATACCCGTGCCGCCGACAACAGTGCCGGGGAACGCAGTCGGTGTAGTCGGGATCACTGGCTCTACGCCGCCGGGGGTGTAGGAGTCAGAGTAAACCGTACCGCTGGTGCCGTCGGTCATGACGGTGTAGTAGAAACCCGCCGCGTGGGTAGTATCCAGTGAGTTCGCGGCATAGTAGAAGTAACCTTTGATACCGCCAGTGCGCACCAAGGAAGTGCCAAAAGTCACTTTACCTGCAGCGCCGCCTGAGCGTGCAGTGAACGTCGGGGCGATACCGATGTAGATATCCGTTTTACCCAACAGTGCCTGACCACCTTCCGGTACAAACATCACACCGTTCGAGCGCACCAACGTGCCTTCAGGACCGAGGTCTGTGGCAAGGCGGTGTTCGCCATTTACCAACGCAGGGCTGGACAACTGGGCATAAGGAGAAGCCGCCAGGCGGAAGCGCTTGGCGTCAATTTCGTTAGAGATAACTGTAATTGCAGTCATGGTGGATCCTCTGTCGTGGGGGTTGGGTGAATCAGTTACGCGCCGCGCATGCTCTGCGAGGCACGTTGCGCCTCGGCCTGCGACAGGGTGAAAACGACATTGCCCTTGTCATCGGGCGTGCCTTCACCAAATTGTTTGAGCTGGGCGATGACACTGGCGCCGTGCGGGGTGTCGCTGCGGACTGTCCAGCGAACCATGCCTTTTCCGATCGGTTCAACGATCTCGTCTTTGGGCTTATCATCCATCACCATATTCGCTGCGGATGCTGCGCCGACGACACCACCTGCGGCGATAGCTTTGCCAGGGTTGTTGGCGACTGCTTCTGCCCCGCGGATGCCTGCATTAACCACTTTCCCTGCGATTACGTTTGCTATGCCCATCGTTACTCTCCGTTATCAGGTAGTTGCGCCATCTGGATCAGCTGCTCTGTAGTCAGCCGCGCCAGCTTCCGTGCCCCGATAGCAACGTCGCCGTTGATCTGGGTGTTGTTCGTGATCTTTGTGCCTTTCTGTTCGTCGGATTTGTACAACCCGTGCAGCTTCCCAAGTTCCCGCGCTGCTGCTATCTCCTCCGTTGCTGACGCCGCCTTGCGGTGCGATTCAAGCAACATGACCGATACCATCTCGCGCGTGACGTTGACCGCATCTGCATGCGCCTCCCTCATGTACTCGACCAAAGCCGCTACGCGCGGATCTTCCAGTAGCGCCCTGCCTGCGGACGGCGCCATACCGGCATACCGTGCTGCTGCGTGGGCGCCGAAACCGTTGCAGTGGAGCGTAAGAAACCGCTCCTCCTGTGGTGTCAGCTGTACCATCACCTGCTGCGAAGCGTCGTGGACGTAGTCCAGGTCCTGATCAAATGTTGCGGGGATCACCTGCGCCATTGTGCTATCTCACTGCGTTATAAGCAATGCTTATATTTCATCACCAGCTCTCACGTTATTCGGTGTAGCTGGTGGCGGTATCTGGTACTGAACCAGTGACTCATCCAGCGCATAACAGTCGTAGATGTTGCACTCAATACCGTTGCTACCAGCCAGCACCGTCCCCCATCCGTTACCTGCTATGTGATCCTGATACTCTGACAGCTCATAGCCTGCTGTTTGCAGAGCAGTGACAGCGGTTTCTTGGTCAGGGAAAACTAGATAAATGGTACTCATGTCGTCAGCCCGTTAAGTTGTGCCTGTGTCAGTGCGATGGGGATAAGTTGTGCGCGGTAGATGAAGCCGTTTAGCTGTCCCGTTGTCCCAAGCTGATCGAAATTAAGTGTTGTTGGAGTTGGCGGCAATGCCCCGCTTGTTGATGCTACAGTAGACCCGTTCTTTGCTGCTTTGAAATTAGAGGCGGCAAACGACATTGCAAACTTATTGCGCGTAAGTCCTGAAGTTGAACTTGCAGCTCCAGTAACCGATGCCGCGACATACGATAATCCCTCGACGTTCCCTGAAGATGTTGTGTATGTCCGCGTAAAGTTTGATGCGTCTTGCGACACTCTGAGCAGTGTCCCCGATGTTGCAACGTCATTTCGATAATCCGAAGACAGCGTATACCCTGCTGAGTTGTAGCCAACGATGTTTGCGTTTGCGCTTGGGGTTATTGTGTTTGTGGGTTCGTAATCCGTCAGTGTTGAACCAACTTCTACTTGGATGCCACTAGCTCTGAAGGTTCTGGCTGACTGTCCTGTGTATTTGCCAAGACCGCACGCTCTAGCCCCGCCAGTTATGCATGTGAAGGTGGCAGAAACTCGGTACACGTTATTGCCTACATGAACTGCCGTCCCCGCTGTAGTGCCATACCCGTCGATAAGCATACGGAAGTCGCCTGAAGCGTATGACCCCCCTGCTACAGGTACACCGAGGTCATCCATAATGACGTATATACTGACAGTGTAGGTCACACCAACTACAAGGGTGATAGTTTTCGATGCAGTTCTATCAACCGAATTGATACCGAACGCAAGTCCGTTGGTAAAGCTAGGAACTGCCGTGCCGTCACTGACATTACTTACTGTGTACGTTGCAGCATTGCCATCTGAAAACGATGCCATGTTACGAGCATATTCCAGATTATTTACAGTCCGTCTATAAGCCGTAGCCACTGAGCCGGGTTCTAGCTGAAAACCCCAAGCATACTGTGTATCACCTGCTGTACGACTGGCCGATGACAGTGGGTAGACTGCCAAACTATCCCCAACTGAGATAACATCACCCGGCTGATTTGTGTACGTGCAGCGGAACCAACCGTTGCCTACGTCAGTAGCCGCCCACCCTGTGCCCGTTACCACCCCCGTTGCAAAAGTGAGTGTGCCAACGGTGAAGTTGGTGGAGGTAGTTGCGTTCCTGAGTACCAGCAATGCGGTTGGTTTATTCCCCTGCTTAACATACTGCGACACGGTTACAGTGCTTGCAGGGGCCTTAAACAATGCGCTGTTGACCTGTGCGGATGCAGTGGTAGTAACCGTGATTAACTGTGCGGTAGCGGAGCCATCTGGTGCTGTGCCAGAAGTCGTAACAGTGCAGTTTGTCCGTGACCAGTTAGCCGTGCTAAAATCCTGCGAATCCTTAACATTGTTCACCCACAGCGGCACAGTAAGCACATCAGCAGAACGGCTTGCTGTTGAGCCTGCTGTAGCGATGTAGCTTGTTGCTCGCAGACCGGTTTCGACTTGGATGCCAGTGATGCGGAATGTGCGGGCTGATTGTCCTGTGTATTTGATACATCCTAGCGGCTGTGATGATGTAGCGGCAGCAGCAATACTAGCCGAAACACGATAAACGCTTGATCCGATAACTCGCTCAAGTTTCGTGGTAGCTATTACCGCATTACACGTTATAGAAAAGTCACCGAGTATATTGGTTGTGCCGACTACTGGCGCATTACCATCATCCATGATTATAAAAAAGCTGATACTGTACGTTGTGCCGCTTGTGACGCTTATCGCTTTTGTAGCGGATCTTTGTACAGAGTTATCACCGAAAGCAATACCATTTGTAAAGCCGGGAACCGCTGTGCCATCTGCTGTGTTACTAACGGTATAAGTCGCAGCATTGCCATCACTATTTGTTGCGAGATTAGTCGCCGCAGGCTCAGGGACATAGCCGTACTGTGCTGCTACATCGTCGTAACTTGTGCCAAACTGGTTAGCAGACAGAGCAACAAGCGCACCGTTCTGCACGACGTTCTTGACGCTGTTGCGCGTGTAGGTGGCGTTCAGATCCTGCAACTCAAAAGGAAGCGAAGTCAGGCGCATACTGAAATCAGTATCAATGCCAGGGTATCCGCGATAAACAACAGAGTGCATGTCTGGATGAGCCTGCCCGACAACGTTTGTGCGCGGATCAGTGCCTGCAATTTTTCTAACAACCGAGGCCATTAGATTGTTACCGTTACTGCTGCACCTGTTCCGCTAATAGCTGTTACATTTGCGCGAATGTAATGCCAGCCAGCGAATAAATTAAAGCCATCAGTGTTGACGGTAGTTGTGATTGTGGTCGCAAGTGTCAATGACAATGTGCCAGCAACAACCCACTCAGTTCCAGCATTGCTTACTTCGATGTTGATCGTCGCAGCGCCAGCGCCAGAAGACGTTGTGCCGGAAGCTAGTATTGACGTATGCCCTGCTTCTCTTGGCATTGTAGAGCCAGCACCAGTGGCAGTGGCAGCAGTTAATAGATTTGCCATCGTTTGGCTCCACAGTTATGAATTAGTGATGGGGCATTTCTGCCCCATCTGGTTACTCTACTTCTTCAGCATCAACCTTTGCTCGCTTGCGCGGCTTGGCAATTTCAGAAAAAGTAGTTGGTTCCGGTTCTTCTTCTGGCTTGGGTGAAGCCGGCAGCGAGGCCAACTCCATCCACTTCGCCAACTTCGCATCATCAGGGATAGAAAACACTGCCCCTTCACGATAGCGCCGAGAGTTATAGAAGCCCGTTTCCTTTGCTCGGACCTTCATTACGCAACACCGTCAGCGAATGCAGTCCACACAGTTGGATCGTTAGTCAGGTAGGCGTTGACCGTTCCTGCTGTAACTGTAGTGGTGCCGATAGTGCAGAGAATTCCGAGATAACGCTCATACGTTCCGCGCGGCAATTCAACAACCATAATCACGCCGCCAGCATTCAGCGCAGCAGAGTTTGCTGCAGCGTCGTCTGTTACAAGCGTCTGCGATACCGCATGCGATGTACAGTCGGCCACTACGCCAGCGCCCAGCGTTGACAGAGCATCAGAAACCAGCGTGAAGAAAATCGTACCAGCATTGCCGCCAGTAATGATTTCAGTCGAGCCGGTTTGCAGCACCAGATACAAGCCATCACTGTTCCCGGGATAGTTTGTAGTGGAACCAAGGTCGATGACGTTACCGATCAGCGCTGTACCAGCCGTTCCTGCAACTGATACTTCGTCACAAAACTCATTTCTTGCATCTAAAATTGCCATGATTATTCCCCTCAGACTACGGCTGATTCAGTGTTAAGGATTGCATCGCAGCGACGGAAAGGAATACCGTCAAATGCAACAACTCGTTTGCCTGCAACTTCATCCATAGACAAAGATGCTGACGCCACCTTGTTGACAATCTGACGACGCAAGAAGCTGCGCGTGTTGCGGTTGCCGTAGAATGCAGGGCGACCCATGCCAAGGTTCGGGATCATTTCAACTGCTTGAGTCATAAGATCAATCAGCTTAGGACCGGATGCCGCATCAGCAACCAGATCTTCTTGGTTGAATGCAATGCGAACCACATAACGCCAGTCACGGACACACAGACCCGTATCCCAGCGGTAATGCGTGCGGTATCCTTCCATGCGGCCACCGGCGCCATCGACGTTCTCGATAGTGACTTGGCCTTTGTCTTCCATCTGCAGGCCGGCTTTCGATCCTTTCGGATAAATGCCGTGAACAGTGTTTGGGCCCCATACAACCAACCAGATAGAGCTGTTGTCAGTTCCGTCCTGAGTGGTATCGCGGATAATGTTGCAAGCATTCTCAGCAGTCAGACTGTTGAAGCGCGCGCCAAAACCAGTGAAGGCTTCAGGCTCGGTGCTTTCATTGCCATAGAACAATGTCTGTGCAAATTCTTGGTTCATGCCTTCAATGAATGCGCGATCTTCAGAAGCCCGGAATGCAGCAGTGTTGCCGTTCAAGTCAGCCAATGCCTTGTCGATTTCTGCATACGCTTCCAGCATGCCGCAGGTGTCGATGATTTGCGCAGTCTTGCTCTTGGCAGGCTGAACGCCGCCGTACAATTTTCGCCACGTTGGAGCAGGCAAACCGGTGCGCGCAGTGGTCTTGTGGCCAGTTGGAAGATTGCCTTCCAGCATTACCATATCTTCCAGAATTTCGTTGGTCTGCGTCAGCATCTCAGCGATGGTGTCAATCTTGCCTTCTGGATCAAGACGTTTGGTAACGTCCAAAAGCGTTGGATGTGTTGCGGTTAAAGTGCTCATTTCTTATACCTCATTTCATGTCAGGATAAAGTTTTTGCTCAGGGGTTTTGCCAGCGTTGCTGCTGGAACCGCCAGTAACAATGGAGTCATTACTTACTTCTTTACCGATACGATTCATAAAACGAATCATCTCCGGGTGGTTGCCGATACCAGAATCTTTCAGCAGTTGGTTGAAAGCTGGAGTGCCGAAACTCTCCAATGCCGCACGTCCAGATGCCAGTGTTGACTGCAATTTATTGCCGCCAATATCGGGATCGTTTCGCGTTTGTTCAGCCCAGCCGGTTATTTGTTCTTGCCATGCGTCAATTGCTTGTTGCTGCATCTTGCTTGCGAGCTTGGAACCCATATCAACAAGTTTCTGCGCGCCAACTTGATCCAGCTTCAATTCTTGTGCGAATGGTAAGAATTCACCCATCACTTCAGAATCAAGCGCAATGCCTTCCGGCAATGCAAAATCTTCATAGGTGATTGGCTGATCCTGGTTGCCGCTTTCACTTCCGGCCTGCTGCGTTTCATCGCCAGCGCCATCAGTTGTTGCGGCTGTTTGTGTCACATCTGTTTGCGCAGTTGTGTCCACGTTACCGGCCCCCGTATCGGTGTTATCCTGTCCAGTGAGCATGGTTTCTGTTGTTGCTTGATCAGTCATAAATTACCCTAGCAATGTTTTCTGGTTCGCGTCGTACCACTTCGCGTATTCAGGTGTTCCAAACGCAGGAGCTGTCGCAATTAAATCTTTGCGATCCTGCTTCTTCTCAAAATCTTTTTGTGAATCCATGCCGTACACTTGTGGTGTAAAGCGTCCAGATATAGTTGTCTTGGATAAAACCTTTCCGAGTCCGCTGTCCTGACTTAACCCGCACATTTTTCTTTCGCCCTCTTTCTGGCTTCTATCTGCATCAGCATGTACTGGTCGTGCATTTGATCGGTGTCGAAGTCACGCAATAGCGTTTGACCAATTAACTGCCGACCACAATTCACATACGTTTCAGAGTTTCCGGTGAATGCATTGCGATAGATCGCAGACATTTCCATGATTCTCCAAATAAACCGCCTGCCGCTTTCTGTACTCATAACCGCAGCAAGGTCATTCAATTCTGTTTCTCTGGCAGCGCGCTTCAGCTCATCGCTTCTTTCTTGCTGCCGGATAATTGCCCGGTTATCAGTAGGCACAAAATCAGTCATTGAAAACCCACTCTACATTTGCCAATTCAAAAGATGCGCCCATCAGGAATAGCCGGTGTAAGCAGCGAGAGGATCAACGGCAGACATCCCTTGCATGGCCTGCGCACCATTCTTGGCTGCTTGCGCAACCTGGTTGATTGGCTGCGCTGCCGCAGCCATCTGCGACATCATTTCCTGCTGCTGCTGTTTCTCTGCACGATCAGAGCGAAGGATCGCAACGCGCTCATCACCGACGATAATTGACGGATCAACGCCCAGCATGTCGCTGTAAATATCAATGATCTGATCGCCGTCCAGCTTGTCCAGCACTTCAGGTTTGAATTGCGCAACAACGCCAACCGTACCCAGCAGGCGATCAATAGACTGTACGCCAACTGCGCGCTGCGCCTGGGCAAGCGTACTGACCAGCTCTACGCGCAGATCCATGCCCTGCAATTCTTTTGGTGGAGGGGGAACAATGCCGCCAAAACTGGTGCGCGCATTCAGGATTTCACGGAAAGCAAAATCAATGAGTGGATCAAGCATTTCATTGTGCAAACGCTCAAGCACTGGCCCCAGCATCAGCATTTTTTCTTCATGCCGTTCAGCCACTTCGCGCGCAGTAATGCCGGACCTTGTATCGTTGGCCAGCATCAGGAACAGATCAGCATAAAACGCACTATTCAACCGATTGCGAACATCATCCATGTCGCCAAGCAAATGACTCAGATCCAGTCTTGTTTCAAACGCTGTTTTGATGCCTGAATTCTGGCCTCCCATCATGTCAACGAAACTGATGCCACCAGGGAACATATTGTTTTCTTGGTTCTTGAATGATGACGGGGCCTGCAATGGTGGCTTGGTCATGAAGTCAATGGCTTGTCCTTTGCGCAACTGCTGGTGCTGCAACTGCCGCGCATCACCAATAGCTTCCATGCCCGGTGAAGTCCCATAAACATCCTGCCCGGTTGTTACCCATCGAGGACACAAGGCAGGAAAATAATCAAACCCGCTTTCCCTTAACGGTTTTGCGCAATCAGGATCGCCAGCATCGTAATAAATTGAGCGAAACTTTTTATTCAGCTTGTCGCGCTTGCCTGGTGCTGTTTGTTCGCGTGGCTCAACACCATGAACAACTGAATGCTTGGTGTAATAATTGCCATTGTCATACGCGGTTTTTACCCGGACGCTGACGCCTTTCAATCCAAACTGACCAACCATCTGCTCGGTTGTCAGCTCAAATTCACGATATATGGTATTGACCAGTCCGCGATGATCAGTAGCCAGTGCGTATTCGCCAACTGTTAACGGATGGCAATTTATAATCGTGTCGTAATCAGATGACATTGGACAAGCAGCCGTGCCGAATGCGCCAAGCTCTTCATACATGGAATGCAGTGAGCGATAAGTGTTGGACCGCATGAACACGTCGCGCATTTTTTTGGTGACTATTTCAAGCCACAGTTTGACAGGCTCATACTCCATAAGCTCTGCATCAGGCGTAGTCAGCCGGAACCACGGACGAGCAGGAGAAGTCAGGCCTGACATCATGCCAGCAGCAAGAATACGCAGCGGACGCACAGAGCTGGAATCATAGATGCCATCCCATCGCGTACCAGACGACCGATTTAATGAGTCAGATGTAAAGAATTGCCCTGCCCTTGGAAGGATTAACTCGGCAACATTCTTGTATTGCGCATCCCATTGCGTGCGATCCTGCCACAATGCCGCTTTACGCTTCCTGCATTTCTCAAGAACGGACGAACTCATTTAGTGCCGCCGCCAAGCAGTGTTGAACTGCCGATAGGCGTATTGCCAGCAGCACCGCCAGCATTGGTCAGCAGTGTGCCGCCACCTATTTCAGAATTGTCAGACGCACCAACGCCGCGCTTGCGCCTGCGTGATAAATCAGCAGACTCCGGCAGCTTCGCCAGTTGTGGTGGCGGAGGTGGAGGTGGTGGCGCTTCAGGCTTAGAACCCATGCACATAGCAGATTCCCATTACAGGTTTCCGCTATGCTATGAATCTACCTGGCTAAGATGCGCCCATCACTTTGGCTTGCCAAATATCAGCGCACTCATGTTATCGGTTTCGCCATCCATCAAAGCATTTGCGCCTTCGACAGTGCGGTTAATCTGCCCAGCAGGATAGTGGAATATGATCCCGCCAATGTTGTTCAGTGATTTCAGGAATGGCGCATCAGCCTCGCCCTGCTCTGCCTGTTTGCCGAACTTGGCAACTTCACTGAAGAACCTGGTTCCAGCAGGACCCTGATAGCCATTGAAGCCAGAGAATGCCGCGCTTATTTCACGCAAGCCAACCATGGTTCCGAACAGATAACTCATCTGGTCGCGCAGTATCCTGTCAGCCAGCTCGTCATCGTCATCGCCGCCGCCCATCACTGCAGCCTTCAGCAGAGTCCCCATCACCGAAGGAATGGAATACAGCAGCAGCATATCTACCGCGGCCTTCGCTACAGATGCCGGATCTTTGACATCGGTGCGCCCTGCCACTTCGCGCGTCAGGTTGTAGGTGGTATTGAAGAATGAATAGAAGTTTGTCCACAGCTTTAGCAGCGGGCCACCTCTCTGGATGCGTGAAAGATCCTTGTTCTGGCCACCGCCCTGGGCATCAAGCACGGCCTGATCAGCCAGTGCTATTGCCTTGCTTTCATCGCCGTCAAACTCAGCCATGGATTTCTCGTACTGCCCTAACCATGTCGGCATGTCAGCAATGACCTGCATTTTCTGTATGCCGTAGAAGTATGACGCTTCCAGCTTGCTCAATTTTTCCTTGCGCACAGAATTCAGGATTTCATTCATTTCACGCATCATGGTCTTGCCGCGCAAGCGCATAAAGTCAGATTTGCTGTAAACCCATTCAGTACGCTCATTCATGCGCGCCGGATTGCCGATCCATGTGGATAATCCCTTGGCCACCCACTTCGGACCAATGCGAACCATGGACTGCGTTAAGCCGAACGGTTGCAGCAGTGAAGTAGTCAGGTTGTATCCCAGCCCGACAATCGTGGTCCCGATGCGCAGATGGTTAATGGCTTTCTCAAATGATGATTGAGCAGTCATGTCGCCAGTCGTAATGTCCTCGATGGCCTTGCGCATTTCTTCCAGGATCTCGTTGCCGTAGTGCGCGCGGATAGAGGAATCCACCTGCTCTTTTTTCAGCAGCCGGTTCATATCAACAACCCAATCCTGCCATGCCAGCCGGTGCGTGACTTCAGTAATGTGCTGCGTGATCACGCCAAAGTCTTTGCGTATTGGTCGATCGACAACCTGCGTGGCGCGTGACTTGGTAAAGCCGTCGCGTGTCTTGCCTTGACCCTTGGCCGCTTTCCACTGGTCGAATACATTGCCAGCAGCTTCATTGCTTAATGCTTGTGTGCTGCGCGTAGTGTCGTATTTGGCAGGATAGTAACCACCGCGAACCTGCACCATCTGGCCATCGAATGATTTGATCTCAAATGGCGTGGCGTCCACCCATGAAGGTTCAATGCCAGTAAGCCGTTTCTGCTGCTCACCAATGGCATCTTTGTATGTAGCGATGTGATCCCATACGCCCTGCACAAACTTCCAGTCATCAGCAGTCAGCGTTGCGAGAATAGCGCCCACTTCAGGCACGCCCCAATTATCGCCATCCATCAGGCGTTGCCGGTTGCCTTCATTGCCCCAATTCAATGCCACAGCAAGACGGCCTTCATAGCTCAAGCTATTGGCAATCATTGGAATGTACATTTTCTTTGTCAGGTTCTTGCCTTTCAGTGGCGCAAATACTTCGGCCAGCGCCAGCGTGGATTTTTCGTGCATCACTGCTTCATTGTCGCCAGCTTCATTCATTGGCCTGATCATGGTTTCCCACAGCAGGCCACCATCCTTCCAGCCATCCAGTTGCCGCACAATGCTGGCCAGCTTCCGGTGCATGCTGAAGAAGCCGGATGCCAGATCAGACAGGCGATCCATCGTGCTATTGCGCTCGATCTTGACAGGTTTGACTGCGCCGCCATTGTCAGAAATGGATTTGCCTACAGCATCAGCCAGCGCATTCAATTCACGCTTTGCCTTGTCAGTGAGCAATCGGTTTTTCAGTCTGCCAAGATGCTCGATATTTTTTACCGCATCCACAAGGCCGCGCATTTCCTCAACAGTCAGCAGCTTGTAATTGGTGCGCTGAGATTCATCCAGCAGCTTGTCTGGAATGACGGGCTCAAGCCCCATGGCTTTCTGCTGCTCGATCCACTGACCAAGATTCTGGCTGCGCTGGATAGCCTTCAGTGATTTCTCGCGCAGGTCATAACGCTCAAGCAGTGTGTCAATCTGCTCCTGATAATCCGGATCAATCTTCTTGTTGAACTTGTCAAACTTCTTCAGGTAGGACAGATGTTTTTCCATCTCATCCTTCGCATCATTAACCATTTTCACGGTCATGGCGTGCAGCACCTGGTTGCGCTTTTGCAGTGCCGCTTCATTCTTGTTGCCGGATATGAATGCCTGTTCAGCAGCGCGGCCAGCCTTCACTTCAGCGGCTTCATACTTGCCGGTATTGAGATCTTTGATCAGCGAACCAGAAACGATTTGAGCAGCGTATTCCTTGGCAGCAGCCATCACCATGCGCGGTTTGCCAATGGCGCGATTCAATGCAGTCAATTCAGTTGCCAGAAACTTCACATGCGCTTCATTGTGGATAGCCGCTTCAGCAGCACGTTCACGCGCCTCCGGTGTCGCAAGGTCAGCATGGCGTTGAAGCATGATCTCGTCAGTCAGTCGCTCAATCTCTGCCACTGGATCAGGCATGGTCAGTAGTTTGCGAACAAGCTCGTCACCAGAAGACAAGCCGAACAGATCCGCAACAGTGTCAGGATGCAAGCCTTCATCACTCAGCACGCCCATGCTTTCCAGCGTGCGCTTGTCGTTAGAGTCTTTGCCATTTTGTTGCCTGAATGTTCCCCAATTTAGCTGCTCACCTTGGTATGCCCAAGAACGCACTGCTTGACCGCTATCAACAAGAACATCAAGCGGCGTTACTCTGCTCAACGAAAGCAAGCCGCCTACGTTTTTGATTCCTATTTCCGCATCACCAGACGTATCTTTTGTGTATGACACAACGGCAAGCGCATTGGTTAATTCAATGGCGCTCAAAAGATCGGACTGTAATTTTTCTCCGCGAATGTATTTCGCGCCAGCAAAATCAATCGGCATGAATCCTACAGGACGGTATTGCGCATCGAGAAGCACAACCCCGCTTTCTCCTCCGCTAACCTCTTCTGATATTTTTATTGCAGAAGCAAGATCGCTTATGCCGCTTTTGTCTGCATGCAGCTTTCCGGTTGATTTGAATTCACGCTCAACAACATTGACGCTGACAGATTTCTCTGGCGCTGGTATTTTTTCGTTGTTGATGTTCGAGCCACTGGTAACACTGTTGTTGTCATAGCTGAAAACACCTTCATGCGTAACAGCCATGATGCCGTGATACTCAATACCAGTGCCATCCAGCAGATTGCCTATTGCGCCAGATATACGCCTATCAGCTTCAGAAATATCTGATTTTCCAGACGGATGGTTATGAGAAATCCATACATGCGCAGCGCCTTGCACATTTGTTGCCCAGCCAGCAACTACGCCTTGATCAACTGAAGCAGAATCCTTCATGCCGATAGCGTGGCGTAATATAGATATTGGCTTGTGGTTTTTGTCTGTAGCAACTACCAGCAAAACTTCTTGCGGGTTTCTTGTTATGTGCGACGTGGCATACGCTATTTTTTCAGGTGTATCGAGCTTATCAAAGCCTGCATCTATTTTGCGAGCGACTTCGTTGCCGACGATTGTTGCGTATCTTCCGGGTATGGTTTTGGTGGAGTCCACGTTCCCTGATGATTTTTTGGCGGCTTTCCGTTTTGAGCCATCACCAGATCCTTGGGCTTCATCTCCGAATAAGACATATTGCCTTTCATTGTCGCCGCCATCCACTTTCTTGCTTTGAGTATATCCCTCTAATGCAAGGCTGTCAGCAGCCTGCTCGCCCTGCATGCCTGCAAGATCGGCATCGTCGTACATTTCCCGGATAGCCTGCCTGCTTAGACGGCCACCCACAAAGTCAACCTCTTCTGGTGTTGGCGCTTCCGCATAACGCGAATCACCTAGCAGCACATCGTAATCAGCAGCATCGGAATACTGCGGATTGCCGGCAGCTTCTTCACGCAGCTTATCTTCAAGATCCTGAATGTCCCACTTGCCATGCTCATCCAGCGGCAAGTATCCGTACTGACTCAAAGCCTCACCCATTGCATCCGGTGACATACCGCCAGTTTTGCGCAGGACAGGCATGCTGAACATGCCGCCTTTATGGTGGAAGTCCTTGCTATCAAGTCCGTACTGGCTAACGGCCTGCTCCATGTTAAGACCGCCCAGCTTGGCAATGGCGGTCAGCAGGGAATCACGCGAACTGTCAATGTCCTTGGATGCTTTGGCTTTCTTGTTTGCGGCAACTGCGCCCTCTACTGGCGCTTTCAAGAACTGCCATGCCCGGTAAATGTTCTGGCTTAGTATCTGCTGCCTTGCTTCCATGTGCGCTTCACGACGCTGCGCATCAGCCTCACGCTGCAATTTGCGCAGAGTCTTGTTCTTGGCATTGGATAGCCACTTCATGTCACGCAATGAGCGTGCTGTCATCTGGTCAAACGCACTGCGAGCATAATCATCAGCTGCTTGCTGCATCACTTCCCACTCTGCATCCGTCATGTTGTCCGGTTTCTTGTCGAACAATGGCAGCATGCCGCGAGCAGCTTCCGCTTCCTGTATCTGTTCCTCAGTAGCCAGCATGCGATCAAATACACCGCGAACTTCATCATTCAGCTTCGCGCCGTCATGCGATGAAACAAACTGCGAAATGGATTTGTAAACGTGCAGCAGCCATTGACGGAATGAACTGAACACATGCGCCAGCTCTATGCTTGGCGCTTTTCCTTCAAACAAATACTGCTCGAAAGACTCGGCCCATTTTTCATGGAACTGCCGCTTTTCGTTGATGCTCATACCAGACCAGTTATACAAGCGCATGCCCGGTGTATCGCCATCGATACCGAACCAGCGCATCGTTACATCCATGTCCTTCTTCAGGGATTCGCTGGCATTCTCGGTGAGTGACATATCAACCATGATGTCCAGGAACATGTGTCCTGATTCATGGAGGAACGTCGAAAGGTCTGCGTTGCGCGTCAGGTTTATGTTGCGCGTTGACGGATCGTATGTGCCGCGCGGTGCGGCCTTGTTTTGCATCAATATGTTTGGGTTAGCAGGATCAAAAGCGCCGTTGTTGCCGATGGCGGACTTGATTTGCTCGGGGTCAAACGCAACGTACACACGGTGCTTGATGCCATCGGACTTCACGCGCCCACCGCCCATGTGGGTAATGCCATCGAAGCCCATCGACCGAAGGCCTCCCTGCATCGTCTCTGCGCCTTCGTAACTAGGCACATCTTGATCGGCGATCATAGCTTCGGCAGCGCGATACCATGACTCGTTGGTGTCACCACCTTCGTGGTACTGCTCGATGTCCTCAAACTGCCCAACCCATGCATCGACATCGGCCTTTGCGTCCATGTCGATCGGGTTCTTGATGGACAGGTAGACGGGGTACACAGATGGCGTGTCCCCTCGTCCCTTCTTGGTGTAGCTGCTTGCGACGGATGGGTCGGCAGTGAAGTACCCACCCATCCCCATCAAGCCATAGTTTGACGCGTAGGTTTCAAACGATGTGAAGGCCTCTCCGCCTTGGCTCTGGTTGGTCCCGTGGTACATCACCAGCGGCTTACCCTGCGCATCCACCACCTTGCTATCACCGAACCAGCGCTTGAAGGCCGGGGTTTTTGTCTGGTCCTGCGCGCTTTGATAAAAGCGCGAATCGCCGCGCAATGCCTGAACCAGTCGCGCCGTGAATCTCTTGGGTTTATCTGCTTCACTACGCTGAACGCCATTACCACCCAAGCGCACTATCACCTGATCATCAGGAATGCCCTGGCTGATATATGGCTTGCTGGCCATGCGATCTTCTGCGCTCATGTCTGCGCGCGCTTGCGTATCTCGCGCTTCAATCTCGCCGTGCAGCTTCCTGTATTGATCGAACGCACTAGAATAAGTGACTGTGTTCTTGTCATATGAACGCTCAAGATCAAGCTCGTACAACTGCTTTCCTGCTTCGGTTGATGTCAAAACCTTCTCAGCAGCTTCCAGCTTGGCTATCAGCGCATCAGTCCATACATATTTGCCGTCAGGATTCCTTGCCTCCATCTGCACCTGGTTGCGCGCACGGTACGCTTGTGCTGCATCCGGATTTTCTTCCATGATCGCGCTGATTTGATTAGACAGCTTTTCAACATTCGCGCCAAATTCCTGCCTATCCGTGAACTCATTTTCGTTACCGCCGCGCGCAAAACCTTCATGGCCTTGTATGGCGTGCTGGATTTCGTGAAGCAGCGTTGACTTTGCTTCTGCTGCCGATAGATCGCCACGAATAGCAATCACATTGCTCTCCGGCGAATATGCCCCTCTGCTTTTCTCCCCTTTTTCTGTAAATCTTATCTCGATGTTTTTCAATTCTGGATATGCAGCAAACAGACTTTCATGCCTAAGAACATCTGCCAGCATTACAGGATTTCCGGATTCGCCAGCTTTAACCGCGCGAAGGATCGCATCTTCAGCCGTTGGACCGCCTTTGAAAACAGCCTTGCTATCATCAATCTCAAACCGCCATTTGTTATCAGGCCCACGGAACCAGCCTGTTTCCTGTCTGGTTTGCTCTGCATCAGCACCGGAATTAACCGCCTGCTTTGCGCGCTGCAATGCCGTCAGGTCTGCGCCTTGCGCCTTCTGCCCCGCATACTGATTAAACGCATCACCAATAGCGGCCTCATCAGTCACACGTCCAAAGGCTTGCTTGTACAGATCCATTGGAGCCATGCCGGTGCGTATTGCAGTAGCGGTTGCCATTGCCGCCCATATCGAAGCGCGCTTGTCGTTGCCGCCCTTGAACATGCCGGATTCATTCAGGTCTTTTAACGCCTGTTGGTACACTTCACTGCGCTGGGTTTTCAGCTTTTCAGAGTCTGCGCTTTTCGCAATCAGTATGTCAGCCTGCTTGATCTGGTCATCAATGCCAGCCATTTCCATTTCGTACTTGCTGTCACTGGTCGGATCTTCTTTGAAGTGTCTGGTGATGCTTTCGTTATCCAGATCCTTCGTGGCCGCAAGGTTAGTGATCAGCTCATTGCGCGGAACCTTTATAGTGCCGCCAACCTGTAATGCTTGGTTGATCTCTGACAGCGATACGGACGGCATTAACGCTTCTACTTGCTGGCGTGATAGACCTTCCTGATTCAGCAGTTGCGACGGATCAACATACAGTGACCGCTCATTATCATCCATTGACTCCAATGCATTGCGCACTGTTACTGAATCCAAGTGTGTCGCATCCATTTCCTCGACTTTCTGAACCTCACCAAGCAACGAATTATGCTTGTCGATAACCGCCTGCTTCTTGGCCTTGATGCGCGCATCAATCCTGCCAACAATTGCCTTGCCGGTAGACTGTACTGCGCTGCCGCCTACGCCAGCCGCTCCGCCTCCAATTGCACCCAGCACATACGCTTGCAACTGCCCATCAATAAACGCCAAGGTTTTATCAAAATAACTCGCGTCATTGGCTTCTTCTGGATTTAAGCTGGGTATCTCGCCGCGCTTTGCCGCATCATATGTTTGCGTGACAATTTCAGTGGCATGTTCTTCTGTGCCATTGGCCATGGCCGCATACATCCACTTCTTCAGAGCGTGCATGCCAGAGTCTTTTATAACCTCAAGCAGTTTTCCGGTTCCCAAAGATTCACCGATATACTCAGCACCAGCATGAACCCGCGCGCCTTCCAGTTTGTCTGCATCAGACAATGACGCATGTTCTTTGTCATTAAGATACGCGCCACCTACAGACCCATAAAACATAGCAAGACCAAGACCAGGAACAGATGCCGTCGCAATACTTTTCCCTGTTTGCGCTACCGATCCAAGACCTTCTTGCACAAACCATTCCGGTGAATATGGCGACAATCCTTTTACCTTCATTGCATCAGCATCAGATGCTTTTTCTTGGCTCATTTCACCAAGAACAGAGCGCTCTGCGTTATATGTTTTATCTGCGTCAGGATACTTTGCCCTTTCCTCTCGCGATTTCTTCCTGCCTATACCACCAGCTACCGCATCAAGTACATCATAGCTATTGCGCAGATTTTTGTTTTTATCCAAATGCGAATCAGTGACCTGCTGCCCTGTCAGATTATGGAATTCACTGTATTGCTGACTCTTTGGCATTGACCGAATTCTATCAACTTCCTGTCTTGCCTCGTCCCATGACTTAGACTTTTCAACAGCGTCAAGATGTCGAAGCCATGCCTGATGTTCTTCAATCTTGAAATATGAATACGCATCAATAACGTCTTTCTGTAGCGCAGAGAATGACAGTGGCGACAGACCACCCTTAACAAGGTCTGTCAAGCCGTGTTTCTGCGGATCGTTATTGCTAGTACTACGCGATTGCTCAACTTCTGCCAGCTTCTGCACGTCGTTTTTCAGTACCTGAAACGATACAGGATCACTGGCAAGATGCTTTGCTGCTTTTGGTGCATCCTGCGCAAACTTCTTCCACGCTGGCAACTCAGCCTGCTTTTCAGCAGATGTAGGATCGTCCTTCACTGCATTGAATGACGCGCCGGTTGAATCTGATAACTTCTTGAATCGTGCAGCCTGGTCAGGAGGAACATCGCTGGCAAGGTGCATGCTTTCCAGATCACCGGAAACGTCGCTTTCCCATTGTACTTGCGATGGATCTATGCTGTTATCTGGTTGCTGGCTGTCATCCCATTGCACTTGCGACTGATCAATATCATTCGGCATATTCCGTAGTCCCGTCGCTGTATTGCACTACTTTCCGGCCATTGAGCATGCCGGTTCTTTGTATTGTTCTTGCTGGATGCTCGCGTCTGTCAAGATAATCCTGCGTGATAATGTCTTTTGGCAAAGCCTCTTTTGGCGTAAAGGCGTCGCCCTTGGCTCTTGCTTCGCCCTGATACGATGGATCTTGAAACATATCAGCAAACCAGTTGGATTTTTTCACTGTGCCTTGCAGGAACCAGTCACGCGCAAACGCCTGCATGTCCTGCGGTCTGTGTGTATCGCGCACATATTCGGACGCATCACGCATGAATATGGCTTTGCGCAGCAATCCCTCATCGGTTTCCTCGCCTTTCTTTTCCTTCAGACTGTCCGGAAGATACAGGTTGTAATAGGCTTCAGCACCATTGCTATCGAGCATTCCGCGCTTCTCGACCATTTTTGCAAGGCCTTTGTAATCGGATTCAGTAAGCGATTGACGGTATTCTGCCAGTGCCTTTGGATCGGTAATGTCGCCGTTGGTAACAAGATCCCTTGCCTGCTTCAATGCAGAGTAATCAGATTCATCTGCAAAGCTACCGCCCTTTGCTTTTACCTCAAGCGCCTTGTCACGCTTTGTTTTAAGGTCAAGCCCTCTGGCCGTATCAACAGCAAAAACATTCTGCACATCGTCATTAGTCAGCTTGGTGATGTCGCCGGTTTCATAAAGTTTTTTGTTGATGCCATCGACAAGCTCGCGCTCCTGAATGCGCTTCATGTCCTCAACTTCCCCGTAACGCTCCTTGATGCGACGGACATACTTTTCCTCGTCATCGCCGGAGAACTTGTCACGCGCTCCCTGCAGTGCTTCGGAATAGGTGACGCCATTACCAATCAGCTCATCAGCGTAAGCACCAGCAGTTTCATCAATGACCTTGTTATGCACCCACTTTTCGGCTTTGGCGCGCAGTGATGCATCAATCTCGCCGCCATGCGCTTGGAGATAACCTTGCACACCTCCCACTGAATCCTGATCCATGGCATTTTGCAGGATGCCAGCATGCAGTTTTTCAAGATCCTTGGAGTTTTGCGCCTGAATCCAGACATCATCGTAGCCTTTACGGTTTGCAGTAAAAGCATTCTTGGCCTTGATGTCAGCGATTGACTGGTTGACGATCTGCGGACGCGAATCATTCAGCGCAGCATCCATTGCCACCTGCTTGGCAGAATTGATCTCAACATCCAGCGCCACTTCACGCTGCTGGGTGACGTGACTGGTTGACCAATCCAGCATATTGTTGCGCTGGCGCATAGCGAACTGGTCGAACAGCTTGACAGCGCGCGGGTCTTTCAGCTCCTTAATGTACTTGCCAGCAGTTTCTGCCATGTACGCATCAGCTTCCTTGTCTACGCCTTCAGCGTTTTTCCCTTGTCGCTGACGCCATTCATTCTGCTTTCCGATAACTTCACGCTGGTAATTAGACTGTGCGCGCAACGCTTCCTCTGCTGCTGCACGCTCGCCCTCTTTTTCCTGAATCTTGATGTATGTTCCAGCAAGGTCTTCTGCCTCCCTGAACGTATCAGATGCGCCAAACGCCCTTGCACTAATGCCGCCCACTTGCTGCTTGGCATTGTCTACCGGAGCGCGATCAACTTGCGGTGAGTTGTAGACTGGAATTGATGGCATTAAGGTGTACCTGTCTTGTCGCTGACAGTCGTAACTGCTGGTTTATCTTTCCATAGGTTTGCCCACGCATCAGAAATAGTCCCTGATCCAGATCCACCAGCGTCCATATAGGATTTCCCGCCAGCCATCAAGCCATCCATCAGCGGATTGATATTGTCTGCTGCACTGCCATACATATCCGAAGTGGCGTTGTAGTTGCCGGTTTGAATATCCAGCCCCCACTTTTCCATGCGCGAATTTTGCAGTATCTGGTTCGTGTCACGCTTGCCCATGGCGTCGGTGTCTTGCAACAATGCCAGCGCGGACCCTTCGCCAATATCAATGCCTCTGCTGGCCAGTGTTGCTACCTGCTGGCCTTTAACCTGGGCGACTTTCTGCATGTGATCCTGCGCAGCAGCGCGCCCACGCTTGGCAGCATCTTGCGCCTGGTAGTTGGATGCAATGGCGTTGTTCTTGGCAATGTCGCTCTGGTATTCAGCCTGCGCTTTCTGTGAACTGCTTTCGTTCATAGCGCCAAACATAGCTATGGCAGCCGGTATCAGTGCAACGTAGCACATGCTTTCTCTCCCATTGCGAACGGATAAAACGGAATTTTCATAGCGCCGTAATTGATCGGAGTATCAAAACGAAAGCCTAACCACTTCAGCCAGCGCAGGCTTTTCTGGTTGCGTGCATCGACGTAATTGCGCAGCCCACCGGGAAACAGGTCATACATGGATTGCAGGCATTCTCTGCCTATCACTAATGGCGCGCGCTTGTGTTTGTGATCAAGTAGCGTTGTGCCTAACATCCACGGACACCCGATTTGTTGAGCTGCATCAATCATTGAAACGCCATAAATGCAGACAAGGCCATCCTCGCATTCGACGGCCTTGCATAACATGCTGCCAAGATAACTCAGCCGCAGTGTCTGATAAACACGACCAGCACCAGCAAGGACTTCATCGTAATCAGCAGCACGCATTGACTGAAATAACGTATCGACGTCACCAATGGTCGCATCGCGCACTGTGTAGATGCGCCCATTAGCCGCTTGCTGACAGGTCATAGCTGATTGAAATGATTGTGATAGGTCTGCCGGAATCGTTTGTGATTGTCACAGAGCAATCATCTTGCCACCCGGATAACAATGGAACCTCGATAACGTCAGCATCATGGCGTGATGGCGTTCCAGTCATCAGCGTATTTGAGCGAAGTGTATGATCAATCATATCGCCACCGGTTGGCCCAACAGATATGCCGGAATCACCAGCAATACGCAGCCATACTTTATCCACATTCTTCAGCGCACCAACACCGAAAGCTGGATAGCGTTCCAGTATTTGCGGCAGAGTGTTGATCTCTTCTTCCCGACGATAACCCAGCACAACAAGACTGTAATCGTTGTCCAGCGTGACAGCGCCAGCAGCAACAGTCACATCAGGATGCCAGCCGCCATCTGCCAGCACGTTCACTGTTTCCCCTTCCAGATGCCACAGGCCGGATATTGTTGAAACAGCAGCACCATCCCATACAGCAGCGCAATCAAAAAAACACACCGTTTCACTAGGCGACATGCGCTCTATAGTGCGGCATTCAACGCCGTTCAATGTTCGTTTCACTACCGCATAAAGATCATTGCTCATCACGATGTTCCAACTGAGAGTGATATGTAATCAATATCCCCCGTAAATGGAAAATAACCGCTGTAAAATTGGCCAATAGTCATTGGATGCGGATCAGTACGCCATCCGATGTCTGTCAGACTGTTAAATGTCCCTGTTGTTATAGATCCATAGTTGATTGACGCATCAGGAGGCGCCCATTGGTACTGTGTTGTTTCCTCGTCATTTACTATGCAGTACCAGTCACCGTTTACATGCCTTCCGAATTCTACTGTGTAATCCGTACCAGACGAGAATGTTGCGAACATCAACAGTGATGATTGCCATGTTCCACGGACGCCATGATAAAACTTCAAATACGTTCCGGTTATTCCAACGGAAAACTCAATCGGATCGCCTGATGAAATACCTGTATTCGTTACAGACACAATACAATGCGTCGAGGATATTGTTCCATTGAACTTGAATGTAAACTGAAATGCATTGGTTCCAATCTCAAATCCTGACTGCCCTGACTGGATATAACCGCCCGAAGATACGCTGAGCTTATTGCTGGAAATTGCAGCAGATCCTGTTGCCGTCCAGGTTATACCTGCAACACTATCTGCAGGAACAGAGCCGTTTGCCTGATTGAATCCAAGCGACATCTTCGCTACTAGATTGTCCGCTTCAAATGGTTCTTCATCTGTATTCACTGGCACGACAGCAGTTGTGACAACCGCAGAATAGGCCGTCGCAATGCTCTCAAATAGTCCATTGGTATCATGCTGGTGATACGCGATAACCCGCTGTTCAGGCATGTACGTCGCACCAACCAAAACGCCATCATCACGCACTGCCCAAATAACAGGCTCGCTACCACGCTGAAAAGCAAGATCAACAATAGGACTTTCAAACAGATGCGGAGCCATAACGCTGATGTTTTGTGCTTCATAGCTGTTTTCCACGTCGCCTTTATAGACCAATTCACGCAAGGCATTGCCGCCATTCTCGACAAAGATTGCTGCGCGGTTTGACATAACAGGCTGCACAGTAGCGGCACCAATGTAGGACTGCGCTTTTGCTGATGCTGTTGTTGGTGTCAGTACGTCGCCTTCGGCCCGTATCCGGATCTCACCGCCACTGGTGAGCAGCACAATGTCATTCAGCGATACAGCGTGCAGGATCGTGCTGGCCTCATTAGTCTTGGCCGTGATCATGATCGAATCGTCGGCCCGCACAGGGAATGATGAACTGATATTGCTTTCGGTGTATGGCTTCGTCAGCCAAACGGTTTGCGGACGGTTGCTGGTGCCAGCAAACAACTTGCGCTGGTCGAAGTAGGTGACAGCAGCAGGATTGTCATCAGCAAAGTAATTCGACCCTTCTGGTGGTGACTTTGTAAGATCGGCAATAATGTTCTTGTCAGTGAACCTTGGTGATCTTGTTTGCCCAACATAACCATAATAATTACTTACGCCTTGGCGCTTGTATACGTTGTATCTGCTGATGCCAGTAACGCGCGTCCACTTCAGCCGGATAGCATTGCCTTCATGACTAAGATCAGCCATTGCACCGCACTCGCGGCAGTAAGACGGGCCAGTGACAAACGTAGCCCGGCCAGATGTACGGACAGGATCGCCATTCACATCAAGAAGAGTGTAACGATCAGTTGAAGCATGGACCACTTCATTAACCGTAAACAACTCGCCTTCTAGATCCTCCCAGCCTGCAGGCATGTCAGTAAGAACAACCTCATCACCCTCAGACAAATCCAAACTAACCAGGTTAAAAATAGCATGATCTTCCTGATCCGCAGTCGGAGCAGCAATGGCTGGCGTTAATGGAGTGTCTTCATACTGCGCTTGCCAACTAACCACGTCACTGATCTTGTTGGTCGCATCATTACGCGCTTCCTTATTCGGAACCGATGGCAAAGACTCTTCATGGCCATCGTCTGAAATTGCTGTCACCGCATAACTGTAACGCGATGCTGCTGGATGCGTTGACCCTTGTACGGTAGCTGACAACCCTGTTGGTATCTCAAGAATACTGGCGGGATCGAAGTCGATGACCTCATGCGCCCAACTGACTACATCACCGGCCAGCGAACGGCTCAATGTTGCAGCAGGATAATCGGGATGCGCGAACGTCATCACATCCAGCGATTGCACATACCGCAAATCGAACAGATCCGCTTCGTCGTATGGTGTGACAACCTCATAGACCTTGTAGCATTTTGCAGTTGCCGGGACAGATATTGGCAGCGTCAGTGATGCCGGATCAATGTAATTGCCAAGCTGGTCCATCAAGTGGAAGCTGGAACTGCTCTGCACGTCAGCATTGAAATACCGACCATTCACGCTGGCATGCGTTTCTGCAATGTAAAAGGTTTCATTGTTGGCGCCAAGGTTTGCGTATGCCCCTGCCGATGCAGGATTGACAGTCACCAGCACCCGCCCGCCGTCATCAATGATTGATGTTATAGGCCTGTCAACGTCCAGCTCGGTGCCAAGGTTTGTATGAAAGCGCGCATACAGATGGCCCATCTCGATGATCATTGAATCTTCGGTGCTGAATTGAAACTTGATCAGTCTTGCCTTGCGATCATTGAACTTGCAGAAATTCAGGAACTGCAATCCACCGCGCGACTTTGCAGGTCCGTGCGGACGGATGATCATATTCAGGCACTTCATCAGCCCGGTCTGCATCTTGTCCAGGTCAATGCGCCCAAACAGCTCTGGCGTTATCTCACCGCCGGCGAATGACCGTGACAGCGTGCGTGTTCCGCTCATCTGTTGCGCAACCAGACAGGTTTGTGATCAACCGGAACCTGCTTCCTGCTCATGGCGTCAACTGCCAATGCACTGCTGATTGACTGCTGCGCAATCCTTTGCAAACCTTGCAGGACAGCAGGAGCAGGCTTCATCACCGGTGCAGCAAGGTAATACGCAAGCTGCCGTGACAATGCTTCAGCAAACATCGGTGAGAAATTGCCTGATGTCACTTCGCTGGTGGTGTACATCAGCGAAACGTCAGGCTGATTGCAGAAGATCAACTGTCCTTCCTGAATAAAGTCTATGCCTTCATTGTCCGACGTGGCGCCAGATGGCAGCACAGTGAACGCTCTCACGCAATTAGATGGCAAGGTGTACGAGTACAACCATTGCTCGTTCGGATCTTCCTCAACAAGACTCAGCGCCGTCCTGCGCATAGCAAACTGCCATGGCATGCAGAGAAGTTGGCTCAATGCTATTGGATAGAACCGCGCGCAATGGATCGCATAAGCCCCGCCGTCTGGTGGATCAATCGAAACAACAGAAGGCGCGGCACCAAGATGGCACAACGCCATATTGCAGATGTCAGCCTTGCTGGTCATAACATGCCGCCAAACTTGTAGCAGACAGCACGCATTTTCCAGTCGGCCTTGTCTGAATTGAACGAGTCACGCAGACTTTTCTTCCTGATCTTGATCTTGCCGCCGGACTCAATCGCTGAATCATGCACTTTGAATACAACGCGAGTGGCATCGTAGTCACAGGAGAATGCATCAGCCTGAGAACCGAATACAGTCAGATTGATTACATCGCCAACAGTGTAGCCATGCGATGTTCCCAGCGAATCAGCAACGCAAACCAACTGCAATACAACAAGATTAGGAACAGCGTCAAGGTGGTGATTGAAAGCCGTTGACTCAATACCGGTGCCGACGATTGCTGACGTTATGGCAAAATCCCCATCCGTTTCAGTGGTATACATCGTGATTGACGGAAGAGAATCAGTCACTTCAGCAGCCAACTTTGCTAGAGTGACATAGCCATCAGCCATCTTACTGCGGCCTGCAGCGTTGGCAGACAAGAATCCAGCGGCCATCTTGTAACGGCCAGCAGTGTCATTCGACAGAATGCCATCCACCAGCTTGTCGTTTGTCACATTGGCATCAAGAATCTTGGCGGTTGTCACTGCGTCATCAGCAATGTTTGCGGTCAGCACAGACCCAGCAGCAGAAGACAACGCAGCAATTTCTGCGCGTAACCCGGCGGCAGTTGATATTGTTGCTGCCAGCCCCTGCATGTACAGCGTCATGACAACACTGCCCGGATCAATCAAATCACTGACAGCGAGGCCACTTGTTGTTTCACCAACTTTCAGACAACGATCAACCTGGGCCTGCATCTGCTGAATGATCAGCGTCATGCGATCCATCCAGTCTTCTATGGTTCCAGCCCTGAATGTTGTGGCATTACGGAAATCGGTTTCTTGGATTGCAGCTATATTGCTGGAAATGTATATCTCATAGCCGTTACCGGGAGCGGTGCCAAATGTCAGCGTTCCGCCAGGATTCGCATCCTGATCGGCATTCAACGCGACAGTGTAAGAAGGCGATGTATTTGCCGTAGTCCCGTCATCAGTGATAACGCGAAGATCGTCAGTGGAAAAGCACTTGAATGCAAACGAGTATTGGGTTTCTGTGCCGTCGCCGGTATAGCGCACAAAAGAATCGGTTGTGGTAATCGTCATCATGCCACCTCTGCTTTCGCCAATAATCACAGCAAAGCCATACAAGATGCGCCCATCACCGAGCGTAAGGGTTGTGTTCCTTTGGCTTCTGGTTGCTGGCCATGGCGCGCATGGATCGCTTCTGTACAGGGAAGGCAAAGGTCAATGCCAGCGCATCAGCTTTGTCAGGTGAGCGCCCGATCTGCTGCTTGATGATTGCCTTCTCGACCACGCGAATCTTGTCACCTTGGAAAGCATAGGTCAGCGCGCACAGCTCTTCCTTCAGCTCTCGATCATCAGGAATTGAACCGCCAGCCTTTACCCACTCTGCCATTTCAAACAGGATTTCACTGCGTTTGTTGAAGTATCGGTAATCACTGGCCTTGCCGGAGAACATCACGCCGATAGGTGAATGGCCAAGGGATCGCATAGCATCAATCACCCCTGCACCATAGCCACCCGTTTCATCAACAAAGAATGCGTCAGCTTGTTGCCTGGTATGCTCATCAATGAACTGCTGCGCAATCAGCATGGTGTCAGGTATCCGCATGGATCGCAGATCAAAGCACTGCCTGCCTTGCCTGCGTGCAATCACCGTCGCGTCATCTCCCTGCCTTGCCACGTCACCGCCAAGCACCACAGGCGCATTGGCAATGGCGTCACGCTTGTAAGCCCGCTTGCATGCCGCTTCCACTTCCTCGATCCCCAGCAGCGCATTGAAGCCAGTTGGCGGGAACTTGCCGAGAATAGTCGCCATCACCCACGGGTTATCCATCCCGTAGATGTCAATAATTTCCTGCGCATGCTCAATGCTTACCCTTGGCGTGCGCTTTGGATCTTTAGGATCCGCCGTTATGGTGATGATCGTCCACGAATCAGCCGCTTTAGTGCATGACTCATACAGCAGGCCATTGGTGCTGGTAGGGTTTCCTGCCTGAATGATGGCCGCATCAGTAGGAGATCCAGTAAAGATTTGCGTTGCCGCGCGACCAACAGCAACAGGCATATCACCGGACTCATCCAGCAACACAAAAGGAAATTGACTGTGCAGGCCAGACAATGCGCGACCTATTGCTTCAGCGTCAGCATCCTTGGCAAACGACCTTGCCGACAAGAACCATGTTTCAGGATGCTCATTGGCATAGATCTTTGTTTTGGTCCATGTGAATGCAGCAGACAGGAACGCACTGCGAGTCTGCCACTTCGACAATTCAGCCCATAGGTTGTCAGCAAGGTTATCACTGGTGATTGATAGAGCCGCGCCCTTCGGATGTTCGCCCTTCGCAGCAAAGCACGCAAGCCGGTGCCAGCCCATCCATGCAAGAACAGCAGACTTGCCGGGGCCGGTACATGCTTTCATGCACAGCCTGCGCTTCGGATTGAATGATCCACCCAGCGAATTCATGGCATCAATCTGCCACTCATCAGGTTTGACTCTGAAATTATCAACGACGAAACTGACCGGATCAGTGCGCCACTTGCGGATTTTGGCTACTGCTTCTTGGCTCATTACTCAGCGCCAGCTTCCGTAATCAGCGTCTCAATGCCTATCTTGCCGGAATGCTCAACATCAATCTTGTCCCCGTACTTCTTTGGTTTCAGCTTGCCCATCAGCCACTTCCTTGTTTCAGTACGCAACCGCTGGTGCTGTACTGCGGCGCTGTCTATTGCCCCCGTCATAGGGTTTGTCAGTGGCATTTCATCGGCAATGTCCATCATCTCATCAGCCATGTACTCGGCTTGTTGTTCTTTAGCGCGCGCGTATTGGTTAACTAATTCCTCGTCTACTGACATCCATTTTGAAATAATCACATAGCTTGGAAGCTTATGCCCTTCATGCCCGTCCCGCAGTAGCGTCACAAGACTCTTGGAGCTTGACGCAACGCGCTCGCACAGGATGTCCATCACCTTCTGCTTGTTCCACGATTTGCTATCAAGCATCAATGGGTGAACAGGCTTTACTGCTTTTCTGGCAGCAGGCTTCTTGACTGGCTTCTTCTTACTGGCTGTCTTGGTTGCCATCCGTCACCACCTCTTGCTTAACCTTGTAAACCTCTGGATAACGCTCGCCGTTCAGTATTCCCCGAATGCAGCGCCTCGATACTTCGTACTTGTCTGCCAGTACGCGCTCGGTGATCTTGTGTTCAAAATGTAACACACGGATCATCTGCGCGTCAGCGTTTGTCAGCTTTGCTTTAGGGAAGCTCTCCCCTACCCGCTGGCCTCTGTCTGAAATACAAACAAGACGGATTATCCTCATTGCGCAGATCATTCCTTTTCTATCACGCCGACAGATACCACCGCACGTCCTTTGGCTTTCGGCATCATTTCGACTGTCAGTTTTTTTATCTGGCTGTCGTCGCGCCAGATACCTGCGTGCGTCATGGAATCAAGGAGCGCTTTGATCGGGTTGTCTATGTCCCTGCGCCTACGGTCTGGCGGATAGAGGTTGACAACAACAACGAGGTCGCCTTGCAGTGGCCTGACAATTCCAGTCAGTCGCTTGATTTCAGTTCGGTATGCAATACCGGCATCACTGACGTACACGATAGGCCTGCGCCCAAAAACTCTGTGTCGCCAGTATGTGTTTATTGACGGCGGATAAGGCAGATCAAATATCATCATGTCGATGTCGCCAGCACTGATGCAGTGATTGCTACTGCAATTACGGCAACAAGGATCACGCTGACAAGCAGCAGCATGTCGCCACGCGCCATCTCGACCGGATCGTGCGGAACGAAAACATTGGAGCATGTTGGGCAGACTTCACCGACGACACCGAGTTGTTTGTGACATACCGGACACCACGCCCACTGGCTCATGCTGCATTCCTCGTTTGTTCGTATTCTCCCCACACAGGCAGCGTGCAACCGATTGATGCTGCGAATGCTGCAACCTCGTCCATGTGCCGCGCCATCTCGCCCCTGTCGTACCGCGCATAGGATTTCAGTGCAGGCATAGGCTCGCCAGTCACCAGATCCCGCGACTCGATGCGCGTGCCGAACCTGCGCTTGAGATAGGTTTTAACCGTCTCTTCGTCGTAGTCATTGCCCGGCAGTTTGTTCATGTGCTGCGTGATCAGCCTGATCCAGACGTGTATCAACGCCAACTGCCCCAGTGATTTTTTAACCCCGTCATGCCATTCAATACTAATAGGCTTTGACCAGTCCCAGTATTTGCGCAGATGCTCGAAACAAAAAACGAGCTGTTGTTCGTCCCTGCAGACCCATGCTTCGGCCATGTTTTTACGCCTCCATCCAGTATTCGCAGACACTAGCTTTTTCGCCCCAGCGATTCTGTACAGTTATGCGACGACGCTTGACTGTGTGGCCAACAGATTCCAAATCTTTGATGCGCGCGGACAGCTCAAAGATACCCAGCTCTGTCAGTGCCAGCAGGCGGGTGACAGTCAATCCTGATCTAAGCCAGTCCAGCAGGCGCTGTTCTTGCGATTGTGGTTTTTGTTTGCTCATACTATAACTCCTACAAACGCATAGATAAAAAATTCTGTATAGTCGAATGCGATTGCGGAATTATTTTTGTTTTGTGGGTGCGTAGGTCGGTTGTCCTGATCAGGTTTTCTTTGCGCCGAAACTCACGCACCGATGTCGGCGCTTTACCTATCATCATACCAATGTAATCGTCTGAATAACTTTGGTACTCGTCACGAATGGTCTGCTTCTGCTCGTCTGTCATCGCATAGCCTTGGCCGTACTGCCGCGTAAGTGGCTTTTCTTTCAGTCGCTGTGTTCCGCTTGCTTTTTGTGGCCGAACCAAACCGAGTCGCAACCTTGCGAACCGAACCGATGACGACGGCCTGCCAAGTATTTCCGCAATTGCGGTGTCGCTGTACGACTCATACAGTTCGCGCAATTTGTTTTCTTCCCACTCGCTGTATCTTGCCCCTGCTCGATTTGCCATTTCAGTTTTCTCCCTGCTGTAGCTGTCGTGTACGTTCCTTGTCAAGCCACTCAGCGCGATCTCTTGCTGACTGACTCAGGCCCATTCGGTCTGCAAACTCTACGAACGTCCCGTATTCGTGCGCAAGGCATAGCTCTGCATCAGTCAGCATTTCCCACCCCGCGTTGCAGCAGCTTTGCTTGCGTTCATGCCTGCACCAAGGAACCCGGTGTCTTTTGCAGACTCTGAGTATTTCTTTGCCCTTGGCTCGTGCAGCGGGATTCCTGTTGCGCCGAACGGAACAACTGTCACCGGAATACCGGCTGAGTCTTCTGCAATCTGTCGGGACTGCTCGGCTTTCTGCGCAATGGATTGGACCGCGGAATAAGTTGCGTGTGTAAAAGTTTTCATGCGGCCTCCAAGTCATCAACGTGAACCAGTTGTGCGTCGTCATCACCGATGGCCAGATACACAAACTCGGAATCGTATTCCGCGATGATCGTGGTCGTGATGCCTGACCAGATAACCCTGTCCCCTGTTCTCATTGCATGATCTCCCGCAGTTGGCTGATGCGCGCATGGCGCTCGGTAGGTGGTGGTAATTCTCTCGGTGGTGCCGGCAAAAATTGCCTGTGCGCGGCTGTGGCGTAGCGTCTGGCACCGGAAAGGATCAGGCCGATGTTCGGCCACTGCCAGTCAGTCTCACCGTTTGCGGCCATGCCCTGCGCGTTCTTGATGGCCTTGGCTAATTCCTCTGGCGTATGCGCGGCAATCTCATCTGCCCAAAGTTTTTTTGCAGCCTGAATATCCAGATCCGTAGGCCACTGGCTTGCAAACTTGCTGGCGCCGTACACGCCGCGAATCAAACTGAAAAAGTGGTCAATCTTGCGATTCATCACAGCCCCCATGCCTTGCGTTCTTCATCGGTCATGTCCATCAGTGGCGCGTAAAACTTTTCGGCCTGCTGGTTTTTGTAATCCTGTGTGCGCTCTGCGCTGGTTTTGCCGTCCTTGTCGGCAATCCAGTCAGCCTTGAACGAACACCAGTTGCGAGCAGTGGCGATTGCGATGGCTTGCGATGTTGTGATTCCAGCCTTTGCCGCTTCTCGCTCGATCATGGCAATAGCCGTAGCGGTGATCGGTGATTTTTTTGCTTTGCGAACAGTCAGAAAATCTCTGGCTACCTGCTCGTCCATGCCCGGTATGTTTTCCAGCAAAGCCATTGCCGTTGACTTCGGAACAAGCACGGCAACCGCGGTAGCGGGTGCAATGGTTTTTTGTTCTGTTTTTATTTCTTGGTTATTGGTTATTGGTTCTTGGTTCTGGTTAGCATTGCGTTCGTTATCCGTTGGCAATGCGTTCGCATCGTCTTTTCTCCAGCGTTTACTAGCGGATTCTTTTGCTTTATCAGATTTGGCTTTGTATTCGCCAATTACTCGGACGGCTCGTTTGTTAACCCACTCGCCATTTTCCAGCTTGAAAAATTCTCGCAATACAATGGCAATGCGTTCGCTATGCGTTCGCATACGGATAAGCCTAGCAATCTCGTCTATTGATTCCGGCAGGTTTATCTCGTTCAGGTAGATGTAGTCCAGCATCCTGCGATAGATTAAGTCTTCTATCTCGTCTAGGTGCTGAGTGTGACTGGCATAGTCGCCTACATGAAAAGGATAGTGGTGCATCAGACAGCATCCTCCAAATCAACCAACCTTACGCTTAGAACGAACCTGCTCCGGCCCATACACATCGGGACGCAGCCTGTGCTTACTGACGCCAGTGGCATTCTCTACGATCTGGCAGTAGGAAAATGGGATCTTCCTGCGGCCTGTGACCAACTGACTGATGAAACTCGGATGGACGCCCAGAAGCCTTGCCATGGCTACTGCGCTACCCATGCGGTCTACCGCTTCTACGATTGCTGTTGTCATTGTCTGCACCTCTGCAGAAGAACGATAGCAAAAGCTATCCGCACGGTCAATAGCATTATCAATATAAAATTATTTAGCAGAAGCTATTGACGCATCCGATAGCCCTTGCTATTGTTCCCACGTCAACCACGGAGAACACAGCCATGCCAATCAAAGCAAAACGAGAAAACGGACTATGGGTAATCACTGCCATAGTAGGCGGCAACGTCGAAGAGTTCGCAGGCTTCCGCCTGCGCCAAGCCATCGAACTGTTCTACCGCGCGCAGGCACGCGCATGAGCAGATTCGACATGGCCGCGCGCGCTCAGACTCGCATCGACTACTCGGCACCGGCAGAAATGCCGGACGCTACAGATGATCCGGCCTGCGCAGAATGCGGAAAAACAGAGTGGTCCTTATGGCAGCGCGGAGACTCAGAGCAAGGCCCAATTTTCCAGTGCTGCAAATGCGGCACAAAACAAGAGAGGTAACACAATGAATAATGTTGCAGTGATAAAACAGCCATCAATCATGGCGTCAATGGCCGCAAAATTTAACGTCCCTGAAACCGAAATGCTTTCAACGCTGAAAGCCACCGCTTTCAGGGGCCAGGTATCTGATGCGCAAATGACAGCTTTGCTGATCGTAGCAAACCAGTATGGCTTGAATCCATGGACCAAAGAAATCTACGCCTATCCAGACAAGAACAACGGCATCGTGCCTGTTGTTGGTGTCGATGGCTGGTCGCGCATCATTAACGAACACCCGCAGTTTGATGGATTAGAGTTTATCCAGGATGACGAAAGCTGCACATGCGTTATCTACCGCAAGGATCGCAGTCACCCAATCAAAGTCACTGAATACAAAAGCGAGTGTGATCGCAAATCAGGCCCATGGTCATCGCACCCAAAACGCATGCTGCGCCACAAGGCATTGATCCAGTGCGCTCGTTTGGCCATGGGATATGTAGGCATCTATGACGAAGATGAAGCTGAACGCATCACAGAAAAAGACGTTACGCCTCGCCCAACTAATTCGCCAGCTCCAACACCTGCGCCGGTTGCCAATTATCCAGCGGAAGATTTTAACACTCACTTTTTTAAGTGGGCAGCACTGATCCAGCAAGGCAAGAAAACAGCCATCGAAATCATCAACATGATTGAAAGCAAAGCACCACTAACCGAAGCGCAGCGCGATGAAATAATGGCCGTCAGCGCACCAATCGAAGGAGAAATAGCGTGAAGATTCTTACTCTAATCCAAGGAACCGCTGACTGGCATACGCATCGTGCCAGCCATTTTAATGCTAGTGACGCACCTGCAATGCTTGGCTGCTCGCCGTACAAAACTCGCCAGCAGTTGCTTGCTGAAATGGCAACAGGATACAAGCAGGATATTGACGCCAGCACACAGCGCATCTTTGACGCAGGCCACAAATATGAAGCACTGGCTCGCCCATTGGCTGAATCCTTTATCGAGGAAGAACTGTATCCAGTTGTCGGATCAGAAGGAAAACTGTCTGCATCATTTGACGGTTTAACAATGGATGAAACTATAATTTTTGAACACAAGAGCCTTAACAAAGAACTGCGCGCAATCATGGAATCAGGTTGCTCTGGCTCTGACCTGCCCAAGCATTACCGGGTACAGATGGAGCAGCAGCTCATGGTATCCGGCGCTGAAAAGTGTTTGTTCATGGCGTCAAAATGGAACAGCAGCGACCAGATGGAAGAATACTATCACTGCTGGTATCACCCTGATGCAGACCTGCGCGACGAGATCATGCAGGGCTGGACACAGTTTGCAGTTGATCTTGAGAATTACCAGCATGTTGAAGTCGCAGCAGAAGCAGTAGGCCGCGCGCCTGATGCGCTCCCCGCCCTGCGCATAGAAGTAACAGGCATGGTTACAGCGTCCAATCTGGAAGCATTCAGGGCCGGTGCTGACATGGTTCTTGGCAGCATTAACCGCGATCTTCAAACAGATCAGGACTTTGCTGACGCAGACAAGGCCGTTAAGTTTTGCAAAGAAGTTGAAGTCAATGTGCAGGCAGTAAAGAAAAACGCATTGAGTCAGACCGCAG